GATTTGATGATCACCACCATAGCCGCCACAAGCGACAGCTTGAACATCACATGGAAAATCTGACTGGCGGCACCCCTCCCGTCAGATACCTACCCTGTGTAGTCCCTTGTAAACTGTACTTTATATCTCACTCAAACTTCGCACACCTGAAACCCTTACTATTATATCATATTCCGATTTTCTTCATCAAAAATACGGCAGAGAATCCTGCGTTTCCTCTTGGATTCTCTGCCGTAATCCTTTTTTCCTGCTTATGCTCTGATTTCCGTCCCGTCCTTGAAGGTCACCCGGATATCGTCTTTGCTGTACACTGTGATGAAATCCACCAGGCTGCCCCACAGCCGGGCATCGAACTCCTTAATGAGATCCTGATTCCTAAGCTCCTTGATGAAGCTGTCCATCTGACGGCTCCGGGCCTTGCGATACTGGATGGCTTCACAGGTCTTGTCGTACTGCGTCTTCGCTGCTTCATACTGACTGACCAGTTCGTTGTAGTTCCGGTCATAATCATCCTGGTTCTGCGCGACCCTGGCGTTCTCGGCTATGAGCTGCTGTATCTTGTCGGCCAGCAGGTTCAAATCTGTGCTTATCCTGTCCCGCTCCTCTTCCAAGTCTTCTGTGTCAGTGAGCCGTTCCTTCAGCAGTGTGATGCTGTCAAGTACGTCCGCTTTGTTTTCGATGAGCTGATTGACGGCCCGGACGAAGGCTTCCTTGATATCATCCTCTGTCAGATGTGGTGTCTTGCAATGGCTCTTGAACTTATCGTTGCATCGGTAGATGGTTCTGCGGTACTTGTCGGTCGAATGCCAGACCTTGGCCCCGTACCAGCCTCCGCACTGGCCGCACTTGATTTTGCTGGAGAAGATGGATACGCCGCTGTAACGTCCCCTGCCTTCACGCCGCCGCTTGATTTCTTCCTGTACCCAGTCGAAGACCTGCGGGCTGATGATGGCTTCGTGGTTATTTTCCACATAGTACTGCGGCACTTCCCCTTCATTCGCTTTCGTTTCTTTGGTCAGGAAGTTGACGGTGAACCGCTTCTGCAGCAGGGCATCGCCCTTGTATTTCTCATTTGTCAGGATGCTCTCTACCGTCCCCGGATACCAGCGTTTCTTTCTTGCCGGAGTTTCCAGCCCTCTGGAAGTCAGCTCCCTGGCAATGGAGTGGAAGGTATACCCGTCCAGGAACAAGCGGTAAATCAGTTTCACCGTCTTGGCCTGTTCCCGGTTGACGACCAGATTCCCGTCAGGCCCTTTGTCATAGCCGAGAAAATGCCTGTAGGGAACACTCACCTTGCCATCAGCGAACCGCTTCCGATGACCCCAGGTGACGTTTTCCGAAATGCTCCGGCTTTCTTCCTGCGCCAGGGAACTCATGATGGTGATGAGGAGTTCGCCCTTGGCATCGAGCGTCCAGATGTTTTCCTTCTCGAAATAAATCTCGATGCCCTTATCCTTGAGCTTGCGTACCGTTGTCAGGCTGTCTACGGTATTTCTGGCAAAGCGGCTGACTGATTTTGTGACGATGAGGTCGATTTTCCCATCCATGGCATCCCTGACCATCCGCTTGAAACCATTGCGGTGACGCGTGTTGGTCGCCGAGATGCCTTCATCGGTGTAGATGCCGACAAATTCCCAGTCATCCCGTTCCCTGATATAGTTCGTATAATAATCGACCTGTGCTTCATAGCTGCTGATCTGGTCATCATGGTCCGTGGAAACCCTGGCATAGCCCGCTACTCTCCGCTTCTTCCGGCTGTTAATCGGAGCCGCCGTATAACGGCTGATGGTGGCCGGGATGGCCCTTACTGTCTTTGCCACTTTTCTCCGCTCTCCTTTCTCCGTGCCTTGGGACGCCGCTTGGATGGCGTAGGCGTATAAGAAATCTCTTCTGTTCTCCCACTCTTGAAATGGACAGTCAGGCAGTCTGGCTTTCCGGCTTCGATAGATTCCACTTTCCCCCGGAATCTATCCTCATCAAAGTCCTCTAACCCCATGGTCTCTGCGGCCACACGCTTCAGGTCATCTTCCCGGATGCTGACCGATTCACATTTGCCGCCTTTGCTGCATCGCCAATAAACAGGCCTGTCATGCTTCGTTTTACACCGCCGGAAAGAGGATCCGCACAAGGCGCACCGGATGCGGGTCGTAAAGACGGAGAACCGTGTTCCCTTGCCATTGGCCATGTAGTTTTTCATCCATGCCCTCTGACGATCCTTATACTCATCGGTCCAGCAATCCTTCTTCGCCGTTGATACCCAGTGCCGGATAAGTTTCTGTCCGTTTTTCATACAGAAAACCATCACATGGTATTCTGGCACTACTATCTTTTCGACCCGGTCAAGAAACGCCTGCTCATCGAAATCATCCAGGCCTAGGACTTCTGTACTCTCCTTCACGAGGACTGCATGCGGGATACTGCCTTTTGCGCCGCAATTCCGGCCTTTCAGTTTATGGGAGCCGCAATCCCAGAATTCTTCAAAGCCCCGGTCTGTGCGGCGATTGTGCATATAACTCCGACCGCAGATGCCGCATTTGATTTTTCCCGTGAAGCAGGTCGTGTTCAAGGACTTATTGGCCAGCGCCCCCAGTTCCTTTCGCCGCGCCATCTCCTGCTGCACGTAATCAAAGGTTTCCTTGTCGATGATAGGCTCATGCGTATTTTCAACATAATACCTAGGAAGTTCGCCCCGGTTCTTCTTCCGCTTCTTGAGGATTGGATCCGTCACATATTCCTTCTGGAAAAGCATATTGCCAGTATAGGTAACATTGGTCAGGACAACCCTGATGTTGGAATCCATCCAGCGGCAGCCATTCCGGGTCGTGATGCCTTCGGCAGCAAATTCCCGTTCGGTTTCAAGACGTGACTTGCCATCAAGGAAATTCTGGAAGATGCGCCTGACAACAGCTGCTTCCTCGGGAACTACCACCAGGTTATCCCCTTCCCAGCGATACCCGTAAACACGGAACCGCCCGTTAGGATTCCCCTGCTCAAATTGTTTCTTGATGCGCCACCGGATATTTTCACTAATGGAACGGCTTTCCTCCTGGGCAAAAGATGCCAGGATGGTCATCATAAGCTCGCCGTCCCCGCTCATGGTATGGATATTCTCTTTTTCAAACCAAACTTCGATGCCCAGCTCTTTCAGATGCCGGACGGTACGCAGAAGGTCTACGGTGTTGCGTGCGAAGCGCTGGATGGACTTGGTCAGGATGCTGTCTATCTTCCCGGCTTCGGCATCTTCCAGCATCCGCAGGAATTCCTGCCTCTTCTTCATCCCCGTCCCAGAGATGCCATAGTCGGCATAGACCCCGGCGTATTCCCAGTCCGGGTTCTTCTGGATGAGGCTGCTGTAATAACTGACCTGCGCCGAAAGGGAATGGTGCATCCGCTCCGATTCCATGGATACGCGGGCATAGGCTGCGACTTTCTTTCTTTGCTTCAAATTTGGTATGCGTCGTTCAATCTTACGGATAGTCCGCATAGAATCAGCTCCTTTCGACACTATATATCACTCTGTTTGATACAATTATCAAGTGTATAAGTCCCCGGAAAAAGGCTGATAGCGGCGAAGCATCTCCTGCTCGAAGTCCCGGTACTCCTTCCCGGTGATGAGCTTTTCGGCCAGCATCCGCCTTGCCAGATACATCGCCATCTGGAAGGCTGTTTCATTTTGAAACGACCTCTTATCCATGGCGGACACCTCCGAACCGGTATGCAATATAGCATGCGTGGGAGCAGAACTTCCGATGGCTGTTGCCGTAGACAGTGAATTTCTTCCCGCAAGCCGGACAGGTATAGTTGTAGACTGCCTTCCGCTTCACCAGCTCCAGATGTGCGTTCCACCACTTATTCCGGCAGGCATCGCAGCAGAACCGTTTCCGCTTCCGTCCCGTATTCTGCTCAATCGGCTTTCCGCACTGCTCGCAAACTGAGGCTGCCGACTTCGCCGCCAGGCTGTGCCGCCGGCAGAACGACTTCACTGTATTGATGGAAATCTGGAGCCGCGCCGCTATCCTGCCATATCCTGCCCCATCCCGGCGCATGGCAATGATCTGTTGTTTCTGTTCGTCCGTCATGATGGACACCTCCTGAAAATTTAGCTTTCAGGAGTAATAGGACAGAACAGCTATCGTTAAGTACTTCAAAAGAAGATTCAACAGGACTTATCTATTTTTAGATATAGTCTTTTCAGTTTTATCTAAAGCTTGACATTATAGTCATATGATGACTATAATAAACCTACCTCAGAAAGGGAGATTATACTATGTCATATAATCGTTACAAAAATACGCAAAAAAGAAAAAATTATCTATTAATCCATAATAAGGAAAAGTATGATAGAGTATCTATCATACTTCCAAAAGGAACAAAAGAAAAAATAAAAAGGCTAGATATTTAAACCGTACCCTTTGTCAAGGACATTTTTAAGAGAAAGAGAGAAGCAGCAGTTCCTGCCGGAACCGCTGCTTCTTAGTTTTTATTAAAATATCCTCAATGGGTAAAGGCCTGTTTTTACATACTCATAATACTCGTTTGGGGATAGCTTGGCTAACTTCCACTGGTACCTATCGTTATTGTAGTAATCCATCCACCTATCTATTTCAGCTCTTAAGGCCTCAAAGTCTTTGCATTTAGATATATGTATTTCGTCCTTCATGTGTCCATAAAAGCTCTCTTGTGGTGCGTTATCCCAACAATTTCCTCTTCTTGACATGGATTGCCTAAGATTAGCATCATGGACTAACTGCATAAATTTATAACTTGTATAGTGTGAACCCTGGTCGGAATGAATTATAGTTTCACTAGAGATTTCATTACCATGCTTTGCTAGTACCATATTAACAGTTTCCAACACAAAATCTATTGCCAGAGAATCACTCAGACAATATCCTAATACTTGCATTGTATAGGAGTCTAGAATTGTAGATAAATAACAGTATTTATCATTTAATAGTATGTAAGTTATATCTGTTAACAATACTTTTCTAGGTCCATGTTCTTTAAATTCCCGGTTCAAAAGATTAGGAGCAACCTTATTGGTTCTCAAAGCTCTTACCATTTGCCTGTATGGATTTGGCTTTCTAATTGGGCATCTCAAATTGTACTTTACCATTAGCCGCCTTATCTTTTTAAGATTCATCAGCACTGGCTTCTCCAAATGTAACAACCTCATATGGATGCCGCGAATGCCTTTGTCATAGCCCTTAAATTTATATGCCTCAAGAATTTTACTAAAATCTGCTCTATCCTTCTGTTCATGTTCATTACGGGAATCCATATTGCTTAACCAATTATAGTATCCAGATCTAGTAACATGAGCGAGTTTACATAAATGGGACACTTTCAATTGATTATCTGGCTTAGATACTAAATCATGAATCAATTGAAATTTTCTATTCGACAACCCAAGAGATATTTCACGTGCTAGTCTGATTTGTCCAAAGAGCACAGCTTTTTTAAGAAATCTACCTCCTGTCTAAGATATGAGAGTTCGTACTGCATAGATGCTATCGCTGCCTCGAATGGCAAATCGCTATAATTTTTATTCTTAGGTGGAGGCTTTACTTCACCACCAACTCCCTGAGTGAGAGGTTTTCCAGATTCCATTGCCTTCTTTAGCTTAAAAGTGAAGTTGTTTATTCTGTAAGCACCTAAAATATTAGGGTCATATCCTAACTCCTTAAAAATAGACACTGGTGAAAAACCTTGAAGGTAAAGTTTCCAAAATTTCTCCTTAAACTCTACCGTCAATAATAACATGTTATAAGTTACTCTGTAGGTGTATGGATTCTTACGTAACAGCTCCATTTCCTCTTCAGTAAAGCGCTTTACAGCCATTTTGAGCACCTCCGCCTTTTATCCATAGTATAACATACAGTTTGGGAAAAAGTCGCTCAAAAACGATTTAAGACCAAGGAAAAGAAAAAAGTGTCCATTTTTAGGGATTGACCAAAAGAAAGCTGTCCAATTCTAGTATTTTTCTTGAAAACTGTCCAAAGTAACTCTCTTTTCGTTCTCTCTTAGTGTCCAGATTTAAACAATAAGTTAAAGGGACACTTAAGTCATAAATGCAAATATAATTCATGTAGACTATGTTGCTTTAATGCCCATATCGCTTTCTATACTACCTACCAAACTGTCCATGACTATGGGTACATTATA